TTCTTGAAGCCAACGACCGTCTGAAGCGCGAAGAATGTCATCGCCTGGATAATAAAAATCAATTTCTTCATTGTATAATGCTCGAAATAGAAATCTAAATGATTCTTGCGAACCACGAGCTCTATAAAACTCACGAATATGTTTAACCAATAATCGTTTATCCGCAAGAACATTTTGCGGAATGTTTACCATAAATTCACGGCGGAAATACTCAACAAACTCAGAAAGAGTTCTATCAACATCTTGATTGTCTTGAATACTTCTTATAGCAGAACCTGCTTTACCGCTCTGCTCCATGTACTCAAAATATGCTTTCAGGAACGCAACAAACTGCGGTCCTTCTTCACGAATGAAGCCAGGGAATTGAGATTCTATCTGAGAAGATAGTTTCTTATAGATTTCGTTAGCGCCAACGATTGCCATTAGAAATTATATAACCTTCCAGAAGGTGTTAAGATTGTAGCAGTCTGTCCGATAGTTTCGACGCTAGATACAGAAGTCAACGTTCTACCAGTTATGTCATCAATTATATTGATCTCTGACTGCGACATCAAAATTATTTGATTTCTAACGGGAATGATGTTAGGCTGTAACGGCGCAACAATAATAGAGATAGACTCACCACTATATGAGGTTGGTCTAAAATTAGTAAGAACAACTGTTCCTGTATCGTAGTCTACAGTTCCTGCATCGTAGTTAACATAAACCCTTCCTAGACGTCCTACACCAGATCTATAGTAAATTCTTACTGTCCCAAATCCATTGTCGTCAAGATAACAATTGTATCCTTCATAAACAAATGAAGAAGAAGTTAGTGAACCGTATCCAGGATGACGAGATACACCGCTTATTAGTTCTTTCGTACCTAAACGCTGAATTGCATTGTTAAATTTAATTGTATATGAATCTGCACTAGTAAGTACAGGATTAAATGTTTTTCTTAGACGAATTATGGCAGTAGATGTTTCAATTGAATTATTGGTGTCGTCAATATATTCTAAAAATTTTGAATATCTAAAGTTCTGATTAAATCTAGAAAGATATTCCGACTCAAACGATATGATTCTATTTGCAATTGAACTAGCCAATTCTCCTGGCGTCAATGTGGTTCTTGTAGAATTGTATCTCACATTCAAAGAAGGAATAACATAGATGTATGTAGGATCAACTATTTCTACGTCAATTGACTGTACATTATATTTGCGTAGATTAATTTTGATTTCTTCTTTGCGAGTAGAAGAAAGCAGAGTGCTATTTTTTGGTTTAGCACTTATGTAAACTTTACCATAAATTGGTGGATCGTTTTCTTCACCACCCCAAGTTCTTACTGCCTGGATATCTGGATTTTCTCTCAGAAGAATGCGTTCGTAATCTTGAGTTGTTACGCAACGATTTTGTGTTTGATAAGATAGCGGCGCATTGAAACGAATAGACTCGATATCTTCTATCTCAGCACCACCAGATGCGCGACCAATCGGGACTATAGTAATTCCAGACTGACCATCAATGGTGCTATTGACAAGTGAAAATGAGTTAGCGCCGTTTGGAGCAATCCCATTGCATACACGATATGAAATTGCTATAACGCTGGAAGTGGCTGGTTGTGCGCCTATGACTCCATCACCAAAATATACTTTGTATCTTTGCTCTTTATCAGCATCAATAAAATATACTTGTGAAGAAGAATTGGTCGTGAGAATGTTTTCACCACGAACATATGTCTGATTGTTTCCGCCTGTTGTCACAGAAACCGTTATACTGTTAGTATCAACGTTGTCATTAGGCAATACGAACGCGGTGTTTGAAGTTCTATTATAGACGAATCTATGTGTGAGGGGAAGTCCCTCTGTAATTTTTATAAAGTCAGCAAATCCATTAGTAGAATTGGCTGTTATCGTATATGTTTGTGGAGCAACAAATGTGTATGTCGCACCGTTTACAGTTGTAGAAAATCGAGTATCTTTAGGAACACGAATCGAACGAAATGTGCTGTTAGCTATAGAACTCGTAAAGATCAGCTGAACATTCGCGCTCGCGCCGCGCGCGCTCGTGGGGGTGTATCCTAATGATTTGGCGCGAGACACTACGCTATCATACAACTGAGCGGTGTCGAGGAATCCCTCATTTGCAGCCATGTTTGTATAGAACGCATTATAATATGTGTTGTATGCAAGAAGATCAAGCAACGTTCCAAGAGCAGAATCGTTGAAGTCGTAGTCCGTGAACTCAGGCTTAGAAGCGATATACGATCTTAGATTCAATCTAATCGTATCAAAGTCTAGTCCAGTGACGATAAGATCTGTATTAGCGGCCATTATCGAACCTTATTGAGATTAATGTCTAGTGTGACTTCGTTCAATGTAGCCACGTTACGGAATCGAATCGTGACCGCCAAACCATTTTGATCAGGAAACTCTTGTACAGTTACAGGACCGTATGATGCGTCAGAAATTAGCTGTACTCTAGATTCATAGTTTTCAATAGATCTACCAATCTTTTCTGATAACTCGGATTGTGAAAAGCTCGTAAAGTTCTCAAACAAACTAGCTCTAACATTTCCGCCAAACTCTGGATGAAACGGACGCTCGTATCTATTCGTGAGAACAACGTTCTTTACAGCTTGCTTTACAGCTTCGTCGTCCTTCTTTATCAAGAGCTTTCCCGTGACTGGATGGCGCTTGAACGAAAGATCGAAATCTTTATAAACTAGCTTTTTTAGCGAAGAAGGTAGAACTCTTTTTTTCATAAGTATTCCTTTTTCCTATTTATTACAAAAAAGCCCTTGACAACTTCGCAAAATCGTTTTATAATATGAATGTGTTCAGGCGGTCATATTATTTCTTATCTGTTTCTTCAATAATTTGCAATGCTTGAGCTACACTCATTGTAGGCGTAATTCTTGGATACTTTTTAATAAGATCAGAGTAGCTCATCGACGTCAACTTACTGTAATCTACCATTGCTTCAAGTTCTGCAGTATGTTTTGCAATTTTAGCAGTAAGTTCAAGACGTTTTCTTTCCTGTTCAGCTGCAGAATTATCACGCCCATATCCACCAGATCCCCAATTTGTAGTGTTTGCGGTTCCGGTTAATTTTTGCGTCCCGTAAGCAGTTGCCGATGGACCGGCAGCAACAAGACTAGTTTGTGGAGCAATTGTAGCCATCATTCCCATGAACTGAGATAGTGGTTGTGTTAATGTTGAGAGTGATGACGCTGCAGCTGCTTCAGCGAACAGATTCTTTTTCTGTACTGCTTTAACAGGTTTAGGCGGATTAGCAGTTTTTTGCGGTTTTTTAGCATCGCTGGTGGGAGTTTTACCGGGTATAGATTTCAGAGCCAAAGCACCAGCCGCCAGTGCTAGATTCGGAATCATAGTGTTAATTTTTAATGGTTTGGCAATTGGTAATCCTGTGCAAGGATCTCGTCCTGTTGTTCCGGCTGAAGCTAACATCTTTGTAATGATCATGTTCATATTGATCATTGGAAATGCAGCAGCCATAGCAGCTGCTTGAGCTGCGAACGCAATTGGATTAGATGCGGCTGCTGCAAGTTTAGCAACTTCTGCTTGAAGATTTATTCCTGCAGCTGCTGCAGCAAGTGAAGGCATACCAAAGTTAGAAGTTATAGCTTTAAATACAATACTTGCTGGACCTCCAAGAGAAGCTTTAACAAGAGTGTTTATTTGAGTTATTTTTGCTATGTTGGAAGCAATATCTGAAGCAGCACCAGCAGCTGCAGAAAGACCAGGAATCTGATTTGTAAAAGTAGAAACAACACTCTTGATTGCTTGTACTGGTGCGTCTAATCCAGGTGGTACAAATGAACTAGCCAATCCTGTGATTTGAGATATTTTGCCAGCAGCATTAAGAGCAAGCAATGTTGCTGTAACTTTAGGGTCGATTTTATATGCAGGAGGTGTGTAGCCAAATGGATTGTTGATGTACCCATTCACATATTGATAATTTATCATTGTAGGAAATTTACGAGATAAATCATCAAACATATCTACGACTGAATCTGTTCCAGCATAAACTTTTGGAACACAATCAACAATATATGTTTGTCCTTTTATAGGATTAGGATATAATGTTTTGATTTTAAAATCTATTGTAACTTGATCCATTATCCACCCGCAAATACATTAGAAGAACCTTCTGCAACAGAAGTGCAACCAGTGATTCCGTCGCCTACTCTTCCGCAACCTTTACCGTTAACAAATACAGTTGTTGAACCGGTAGTTATTGATGCTGCGTGCGTAGGACATGGAGAACCTGGAAGGAGATGCGAAGTATTATTATCACCTTCTCTACTGATTCCACGACCATTAACGAAAACATTACCAGAACAACCAAGTCGCGTCATACCTGAACAATGAGATACGTCTGCATCTCCTGCGGTGTCGCCTGATGGACCTCTTGTTACTGCTGGCATTATCGTTTTTCCCTTTTCATCAGCTCTTTTAATTTATCGTTCCACAATTCAATTTCTTCATGTTGTTCATGATTGTGTGGACCTTCAGGAACATATGGTTTAAACTCTATAACATTATCAAACGACTCAGGAATGTCTTCATAATTTTTATACGTATGAAGTTCTGTTCCTATAAGAATTACGAATTTATGATTCATTTTAGTTTAGATCAATTCTCGTAGCAGTTGCAGCAAAGTTTCCGCCTGCTGCAGCAGTCATATTTCCAGTAGAGTTCAAGTTCATAGTTGATGATTGCATTTTTATATTTCCTGTCGCTGCTATTCCCATAGCAGTCGCACCCAATCCCATCGAGCCTCCAGCAACAATTGATTGTTCTCCACCAGCCCCTAGCATACCATTACCACCAGTCATGTTTACTGAATCACCGGTCGTTGTCGTAGTACTGTTTCCTCCAACGCTTTCCACGTTGTTTCCGCCAGTAATGTGCTCTCGATCGCCTGTTGAACGATGTGAAGTTTTACCGTTGACTTGAACACGCTCGTCGCCGCCCGTTTCTTGTAAATGATTTCCAGCAGATTTGATTCTATAGTCGCCATGTAC